GCATCTTCGATGCCTTTAAGCAAAGCGACAGTCGGCATCTTCGATGCCTTTAAGCAAAGCGACAGTCGGCATCTTCGATGCCTTTAAGCAAAGCGACAGTCGGCATCTTCGATGCCTTTAAGTAGTTTTAAATTATACATTATAAAATTGATTAGAGGCATTTTATTATTACATATATCAAAACAATAAAATGGAAAAGAAATTAAATTTAAAAGCCGAACAGTTCTTCACGAAATTTAAAGATGAAATTCGTGAAAAGTTAATTAAATTAAAGTTTAGTGAAAATGATAAAGCCAATGATCTTCTTGAATATGTTTATGAATATGAAAGATTAATTTTCAACAAGGACGATTTGTCTAAGAGAAAGCGTGTTAAAAATTCGATTCCAACCCAAAATAGATGCAATGCAAAGCGTGCAAATGGCGAACAATGTACAAGAAAAAGAAAAGATGGTTGTGAGTTCTGCGGAACCCACGCAAAAGGTGTACCATATGGTTTATCGGCTGAGGAATGCGTTGTATGCACAAAACAAATTGATGTGTTCGCAACCGATATTATGGGAATTGTTTATTATATTGATAAGTTTAATAATGTTTATAAGACTGAAGATATTTTAGAGAAGAAGACAGATCCAGCAATCATAGCAAAATGTAAGAAAATTAATGGCTTGATGTGTATTCCGGAATTTGGCCTTTGTTAAAGCCCGTTTCGCGGGCGACTTAAAGGCATCGAAGATGCCGACTGTTGCTTCGCTTAAAGGCCGCTTCGTGGCCGACTGAAAAGGCCGCTTTGCGGCCGACTGAAAAGGCCGCTTCGCGGCCGACTGAAAGGCATATAGTTATTTGTTTTTTTACATCCGATGTATATATTTATACATCAGTTGTATTCACAATAGTTCTTTTAATGGTTTCTTTAACAACTTCTTCGCGATTATCAAGTATAAAATTATTGACTTCAACCGCTTGAGAAATATCACCTTTATAATATTTTGCGAGAACCGATAATAAATTCTTCTTTGTAATTGGTTTTTTTACACTGGTTTTAGAATACATAATTTTACCATCTTTTACATTAAATTCATCGATTTCGTTTTCTTTCATTGTATTAATTAAATTCTGAGACACCTTTTTGAGTTTATCCTTTCGTTGTTTAGCTTGCTTATTAAGCTCGCGGATTTCATTATCTGTAGTGATCCAATCTTTAATAAGCTGAACTAACTCAGCTTTGTTTTTAGCAACCGACATATTATATTATGATGTATATATTTTTTATATTTATTAGGAATATATGTAAAAAATAGTCAAAATAATTTTCACATATATATATATTTGATCAAAACAATGATGTTCAGTAATATTCATAAACAAACATCACCATTTATGTTATCGAAAAAACAAAATAATAAACAAGAGACATCTCAGGTAAATACGCCTCAGTATAAAGCACCTGCACCTGTTATGTTTGGATTTTCTAAACAATATTTGGCTGCAAATCGAAAACCTGTCGAACAAATGCACAATATTCCTGTATCTCAGCCACGAGCACCTCAGCCAAGAGCACAATCACAACAAGCTCCTACACCTTCCGATGGCGCTAAAATGAAATGGGGCAAACCTATATGGACTTTTTTCCATTTGCTTGCTCACAAAGTAAAAGACGAAGACTTCAATTTAATAAGATCAGAATTATTAAACACCATATATTCTATTTGTTCGGTGCTACCGTGCCCCATTTGCTCGGAACACGCAACCCGATTTTTAAAGACAATCAATTTTAATAATATTCGTACCAAAAATGATTTGAAACTCTTGATTTGTAATTTTCATAATGACGTAAATAAACGAAAAGGATACCCAATATTTAACGCGACTGCACTTGACGAAACGTATGATCAAATGAATTTTGTGAATGCGATCAACCAATTTATTTTCCATTTTGAAGATAAACATCGTAGCGCAAAACTGATGGCCGATGATATGATGCGATCCAATATTTCAAAGTCTGTAAAGAATTGGATAAAACAAAATATTCAATATTTTACACCGTAAAATTATTTTGTATTGACTAGCTCACCTGTGCGTTTAATTCTACAGCTGAACTTGCTTTTTTGAGCACCGCATTGCGAATTTTTGGATACCATTGGTATCATATGATTCTTAGGACCCACAATAAGAGCCCAACTAATTCCCGAAATTAATCCAATAAGGATTGGTGCTATTATATAGTTTCCTACGCACGCATCTCTATTGTAATATGCATCAACGAATAATGTAACCACCATAGTCAATAATAAAAACCAATTTTTCGCTAAAACATTGTTAGTGGCCATCACAAAAACGAAATATCCAAAAACGAACCAATATGTGTGGGTGCTTAGAGGTAAATATGATAATGGGGATTCGCCAAGTGAAAATACATTACAATGTTTTAATGATTTAATGATTTTATCTTTGTTACCGGTTTCTCCAGTTACAAAATCTTTAATATTCTGTGGAAGATTATCATATAATCCATTAATCTTTTCATTAAAAATACCATCCATTAAATACTGAGTTTTACTTACAACAATGGTAATAACAGAAGATAAAATTATACCAACCAATATTAAAAATCCAGATAAATCGCCCGATATAATTGCAGATATAAAGAAAAATGCAACCACAACAAAAGGCAAAATACGATAAATCGTAAAAAGTAAATATTTAAAGTCGCCAGCTATAGTCATATATATTGTGAAAATATAAATAGTAAAGAAGTTTTATCAAGACACAACACAATAATGTTTTCGAAAATGTAATCAATAGTTAGCATTTCGATAACAAGCAATGTAGAGACATTTTGGACTGAAATCGATGCCTATATTTTACAATAGTTATTGTTATCCGGCATATATTCGGTTTGCACATTTGTTTTCGATAACTAATCTACAAGATAAATCGCCAAAACAAAAAATAAAATTATTTATAAATAATGCAATCGAATGCAAATCGTTTTTGATAATAGACATCAATCCTATCAACATAAAAAATAAAATAGTTTGGACACAATAACTATATGCTAATGCAGTTTCCACCGTATCTCTATTATCTTTGATTCGCATTACAATGAAATAGTTTATTAGAATTTTGAAATAATAACAAATAATCAAAATCTTAGATAATATATCGGCATTAATGTCTTTGTATTCACCAGATAAAGCAACATTGGAAATATTCATCACTGAATTAAATAAGATATGAATAATAAAAATATACATCCTTTGTTTTTGTCGAGGATCTTGAATAACAACGGGGGATGTATCAATTGGTCGTATAAAAACATGCTGTACAACAACTGATGGAATATTATATATTGTTTTACAATGCGGACAGAAATTTTTATTTTCACCTGAATTCAAAAATTTCAAAATGCAATCCTTATGATATGTAGAGTTTGAACATAAACACGGAAGCATTATGAAATTTTGCGATTCAATATCAAAACTTTCCAAACAAATCAGACATTCTTTTTCATATATAAATTCTTTGCTTGGTTTTGGTAATTCGTGTAAAAATTTGGTGTATTTACTTTCCATTATAATATTATAGTATTATTTATTATATTTTTTGCAAAACATAATAAAGATGACTGCATATAAAATTTATATTATGAAAAAATACAGACGATCTGGTAATAAATGGACAATCAATGAATGTTTACGATTGCAACGTGAGTTTGAATTACTCGATTTATCTGTTTATGAAATATCACTATTGCATGAGAGAAGTCCAAATGCAATAATGTATAAATTGGATTCAGAAGGATTTGCCGAATACAATAAATTAGCATACAAAAACCCAGAAATATTGGAAAGTATAAAATTGAATTATAATAGCGACATGTAAATAATTTTACAAACTAAAAAGTGTAAAATGATTTTAAAAATGATTCTAAAAATATTGATACTTTGTATATTTGTAAGAACAGTGCAGTGTCTTATAATAAAAAATAAATGCAACACACTCTATTTTGATGAGATGGACAAAATAATGATACGAACACAAAACCCAAGAACAAAAATAGTGATGGACAACTTTTTCAAACGTAGAGCAATACAAAGTGGATTGAATGTAGATTATGTGAAAAATTGTTATAATACTCGCGCTAAGAAAAAAACGTCATCATAAACATAAAAAACACTTTAATTTAAATTAAATTAATCAATAAATACAAAATATATATTACCAGCAATCATCACAAGTAGTTTTGCCGGATTCAATTGGAATATAAGGGAGTTTGCAACAATCGCATTTTAAACAAGTGCAATCAATATTTGCACAATGATCACAAGGTAATTTTTCTATATCATCATCGTCACTATCGCTATCTGATAAATCTAACGCAGCAAATGCGGAATTTTTTTTTATTTCTTTTTTAATAACTGGACACACTTGCTCGACAACAGGCGTAGCAATAAGTTTTTTACACCGATCAGATGTATGATTTGGAATAGTACAATTAGTACAAACGAATTTTAACAGTAAAGGACAAGTCAAAGGACTGTTTTGAGAATCTGTTTTATGCAGTGAGTGTGAAGTATACACACTTTCGGGAAGCCCACGCTTTTTGCAATTAGGACAAAAGAGCTTTCTAGTATTGGATTTGGCGGACATTTTACAATTTTACAATTAGCATAAGAATTTATATTATTAATGAAATAAGTAATAATATAAAATGGTGTTCAATTTTACGGATAATTTTTTAGATTTTGTAATTTTTGAAAATGATCATTATTGACTCACTAAAAATTATCAAATATAAATAAATTAAATAGAGGTTAGTACAAATAATAATGAAATATTTACCTATTATTATTTTAATATTATCGATTTTTGGGTGTAAATCAAACCCGTCTTTACAGCTATATGCACAACCTTCCTTACAGCCTTCTATAAATCCTTCTGTAAAGCCAACTTCAAATCCTTCTGTAAAACCAACTTTACATCCTTCTTTACAGCCTTCTATAAATCCTTCTGTAAAGCCAACTTCAAATCCTTCTGTAAAGCCAACTTCAAATCCTTCTTTACATCCTTCTGTAAAACCAACTTTGCATCCTTCTTCACAACCTTCTTCACAACCTTCTTCATATAATTTCTTAATTATGGATGATAATAATTTATTTATGATAATTGGAATAACAGGTGGTATAACTATTATATTATTTGTTTTTTATAAATGTAATAAATCAGAAATAGATAAAAAAAATGGACCATTAGCAAACAAACAATGTATAACTAGAGATTTGGATGAAAAGGACTTTTTACTATAAGAATAAAAATAAACGATAAGGGAGTGAAGTAAGGGAAGAGATAAGATTATTGTGTAAATCGATGTGTAATAGGGAATGAGGAAGTGAAGGAAGGGAAGTGATAAGATTATCGGAAGAGAAAAGGAATAGTATAGA